CAGGGCGGCACATGCCCCACCTGCGGGCAGACCCTTCCGGCCGGCGCGCTGGCGGAGGCTCAGGCCCAATTCCAGGCGGAGAAGGAGCGGCGGCTGTCTGAATTGGTCCGCCTCAGTGAAGCGCAGAAGAAGGACGCGGCGGAGACCCGTGCGCTGGCGGATAAAACCGCCCAGTCTGTGGCCGGTCTGGAAGATGAGATTGCCCAATGCCGTGAAGCGCTGGAGCGGGCCCAGGCCATTGCGGCACAGCCTCTGGAGGACCCGCCTGAGTACCAGGAGAAGCGCGGCGCTCTGGACGCGCAGATTGACGCGCTGAAGGCGGAAGTGTCCAGCTTATCTTCCGACGGTTCTGCGGTCCGTGCGGCGGTGAAGGCGCAGCTGGACGCGCTGGACCTGCAAATTGCTCAGGTTGGCGGCGTCTGCGCCAAAAAGTCGGTGCTGGAATTTACATACGCCCGCATGGAAGCGCTTCGGGCAGACATGAAGCAGGCGGCGGAGCGGCTGGAACGGCTGGAGGGCATGGCCTTTCTCTGCGAGGAATTTGTGCGGTACAAGACCCAGTACATTGAGGCGTCCATCAATGATAAATTCCATCTGGTGCGCTGGAAGCTCTTCTCGGAGCAGGTCAACGGCGGACTGGCGGAGTGCTGCGAGGCGTCGGTGGACGGGATACCCTATGGCGACCTGAATGATGGAATGAAGTTCAATGCCGGACTGGACGCGATTGCCGCCCTCTCGGAGCACTACGGGGTGCGGGCCCCTCTGGTGTTGGACGGTACGGAATCCGTTGTCGAGCTGGTGCCGGTGGGGACGCAGGTCATTCGGCTGGAAGTATCAAAACAGGACAGAGAATTGAGGTTTGAATATGCTTAGAGTTAAGGACCGGGCCAAGCCCAAACTGCCGCCGGTGGAGCCGGGGGTGTACATTTCCGTATGTGTTGGCGTTATCGACCTGGGGGAACAGCTCTGCGAGTACAAAGAGAAAAAGATCAGCTATCAGCCAAAGGTGCAATTCGTTTGGGAGCTGGTTGGGGAAACTGTTGAGGTGGATGGGGAGATAAAACCAAGGCAGTTATCCCGTACGTTTACCATGTCCTCCAGTAAAAAGGGGCTCCTGTTGGGATTTATCAGCGGCTGGAACGGCGCGGCCTACACAGAGGACCAATTCCGGGAGCTGGACTTATTCGAGCAGGCGGGGAAAGCGTGTCAGCTGAACGTAGTGCTCAACGACAGCGGGGAGTATGCCAATGTAGACAGCGCCATTCCGCTGCCCAAGGGAATGCCTGCCCCTTCCACAGAAACTCCCGTGATATGCTGGAATATGGATGAGTGGGACGATGACCTGTTTGCCGCCCTGCCGGAGTGGGTGCAGGAAAAAATCAAAAAGTCCACGCAGTTCCAAAAGCTCCACGCGCCGGAGGATGTTGTGGACTTTGAGGACGGCGCGGAGGCCGGCGGGAAGGAGTGTCCCATTTGATTTTTCAAGGGTTGGCCAGTTCCTCGGATGGAAACGCCTACCTTGTGGACGACGGGGAGAGCCGCATTTTGCTGGAGTGCGGCATCCCCTTCTCCCGGCTGCAAAAGGCCCTGGGGTTTCGGGTTTCCGGCCTGTGCGCTTGCCTGGTGACCCATGAGCATGGGGACCATTCCAAGGGCTGCGGGGAGCTGCTGAGGCGCGGCGTACGGATATATGCCAGTGCGGGGACCTGTGAGGCGCTGGGCAATACAAACCTGGAGCCCCTGCCGGGCCAGAAGGGGGCGTACCAGCCCTTCCAGACGGGCACCTTCCGGGTGCTTCCCTTTGAGACCTTTCACGGGGATGTGGCCGAGCCGGTGGGTTATCTGGTCCAGAGCTTGACCGATGGGGACAAGCTGGTGTTTGCAATCGATACCGTGAGCATTCCGCACAGATTTCCAGGGATGAATATCCTGGCGGTGGAGTGCAATCACGCCATAGAAAAGCTGGAGCGGAACACCCGCCTGCCCGCCAGCAAGGTTCGCAGGATTGCCAACACCCATATGGAGGTCAACCGGTTGTGTGATTGGCTGAAGGGGCAGGATTTGAGCCGGTGCCGTGAGATACACCTGCTGCATCTCTCCAACGCCAACTCCAACGAGGGCTTGTTTGTGGATTTGGTGGAGCGGGTTGTTCCCCGGCATGTGCGGGTGACGGCCTGCGGAAAGTAGGTGGAAGGATGGAGCGGGAGCAATTTACGTTTTACAGGAGCTTTTGGGAGGCTATGAAGGCCCTGCCCAAAAAGGACCAGCTGCCCTTTGTGATGGCGGTCTGTTCCTACGCGCTGGATGGCGAAAGCAAGCCTCTGACCGGGGCTCCGTATGCTTCCTTTTTGCTTGTGAAGCCTGTGCTTGATAAGGCAAGCAAACGAGCATCAAACGGCAAGCAAGGCGGAAGCAAACCGAAAGCAAACCGAAAGCAAACGGAAAGCAAAACAGAAGCAAACGAGAAGCAAACCGAAAGCCAGAAAGAGGGGGAGAAAGAGAGAGAGAAAGAGAAAGAGAAAGAGGTAGAGGTGGAGGTAGAGGGGGATACCCCCCATATCCCCCCGCCGCCGCCGGACTGCGCCTCCGTCCAGAATGCCTATCTGGACCGGGTTAACCCCTGCGCCTCTCAGGCAAGTCTGAACGCGCTGTGTGAGTATGCCAGGAAGATGGGGCCGGAAGTCTGTTTGCGGGCGATGGATATCGCGTTGGACGAGAAGAAAGCGACCTGGAGCTACATCCGGGCCATCTTGCAGGACAAGCAGGACCGTGGTGTTCGGTGCCTGGAGGACTGGGACGCCCTTCTGGAAGGCCGCAGCAGCACCCGGAAGGGCACCCGGCAGAGCTGGAGCGAGCTGGCGGCAGAGCTGGACAGGGAGGTTGGACAATGACTGTGCAGGAGACCGGGGCGGTGCTGGATTTGCTCAATGTCGCTTACCCGCAGTTTTACAGCGGACCCTCTGCCCCGGACCGGAAGGGGGCGCTTGCGCTGTGGGCGGGGATGTTTGCGGATGATTCCTTTGCGCTGGTTGCCGCCGCCGTGAAGGCCTTTATCGCGTCGGATGCAAAGGGATTTCCGCCTCATATCGGGGCAATTAAGACCATGATGGGACGGCTGGTGGAGCCGGTGGGCCTGGATGCCGCCCAGGCGTGGAGTCTGGTGCGTAAGGCCGTGAGCTGCAGCGGATACCGCAGTCAGGAGGCCTTCGATGCTCTGCCGGAGTCTGTTCAGCGCCTGGTTGGGAGCCCGAGTCAGCTCGACGCCTGGAGCCAGATGGACGCACAGACTCTGGATAGCGTGGTGGCCAGCAATTTCCAGCGGGCCTTCCGGGAGAGAACAAGCAAAGAGCGGCAATTTGCCCTTCTGCCAGAGGACGTGAAGCGGACGTTGAAAGAAGCATCAAAACAGTTTGCGTTGGAGGAAATGAAGCTATGAAACTAAAGAAAGTTGCGGCGCTGTGCGCCAAGCTATGGACGTTCCATCTATTTGACGAAGCGGGAGAGGACGGCGAGTTTATCCGGCAATGGCTGGGTAACGGGCGCGCTGCCTACCCTCTGTCCGGCCTGCCGGTCCTGGACGAAGAAAACCTGTGCGCCATGTTTGACATCCCGGAGAAGAAGCGGAATGAGTGCTTTTTCTCACGGAAGCCGCTGCCGGTGGGCCTGAATGTTGCGGACTGCGCAAAGGGAGAGCAGACGCTTTATGACACGTGGCCCACAATAGAGCACAATGGGTATGTGTTAAAGCCACTTAGCACAAACGACGATGTACTGTTTATACATACTGCATACCTGTCTCCGCTGGAGGATATGGCCGACTATCTCCAACTTTACAAGCGTGTGAGCGATACAGGGCAGGCGTATATTGTGGCGAAAAACGGACTAGAGATTGCGGCGGTCATTATGCCAGTAAACGCAAACAATATTGCCTTTGTAGAGAAACTGGAAGACCTGGTATACAAGTGCCGTATGGCGCAGAAAAGGCAGGAGGAACGGGAGCGGGAGAAGGCTATGCTGCTGGAACCTGGGCCGTTGTTCCGAGAGGAAGAAGCCGGCGGGGAAGGAATGGAAGTGCAAAAATACTTTGCGCTGGAGGAATGAAAGATGCTGGAGTTAGTGTTTCAGGCCGATTGCCTGGAAGAAATGATTGGCGGCGTCAACGAGGCCGTGGCAATGCTGCTGGAGCAGTGGGGAGATGTGCGCCTGATTCAGGTGCGGGAGCTTCAGCCCGAGCAGCTGAGTTTGGGAGGGATGAAGCCGTGAGCGCTTGCGCCGGGGCCCTGCCAGGATTGCTACATGAGGACAACCTACCTTTCCCCTATGTCCCTGCATGGTGTCCAAAGATAAAATGCGAGGGGTGAGTGGATGAAAGAACTATACTGGATGCTCGAATTATTTCCGGAAAGAGAATGCCCAAATATCAGCTCTGCTTTTCGGAAACTCCATGCAAATCTCATGTTCCGCGCGGAGCGGGCTGTCGTCTCAATTTCTGGAGGCGCGGACAGTGACATGATGCTGGATATGATTCAGGCATTGAAGCCGGAAAAGAATTATCCGTCTGACGTTATCTATTATGTTTGGTTTGATACTGGAATAGAGTACAGCGCAACAAAGCGGCACTTAGATTATCTGGAACAGAAATATTGTATCACCATTGAACGGATAAAAGCGAAAACACCTGTGCCGTTGGGATGCAAGGAATTTGGGCAACCGTTCATATCAAAACGGATAAGCCAGTATATAGGGAGGTTACAGGACCACGGATTCAAGTGGGAAGATGAACCATTCAGCACCCTTTATCAACGCTATCCGAATTGCAAGTCAGCCCTGCGCTGGTGGTGCAACGAGTGGGGACCGGAAAGCCAGGTAAACATTGAGAGATGCAGACTGTTGAAAGAGTTTATGATTGAAAACCCACCGGACTTTCCTATTTCGGACGGGTGTTGCAAGGGAGCAAAGAAAGATGTCGCGCACAATTTTTTGCGGGAAACAAGGGCGACAATCAACCTGGTAGGAATCAGGCGAGCGGAGGGTGGAGCAAGAGCAACGGCCTACAAAAGCTGCTTTTCGGAACCGTCCGACAAAAGCGAAACGGCCCAGTTTAGACCGCTGTTTTTCATCACAGACCAGGACAAGAAATTGTACTGCGAGCGGCGTGGCGTTGTTCATTCAGACTTGTATGAGCAATACGGATTCCTCAGGACCGGATGCGCCTGCTGTCCGTTCGGGAGCAGGTTCGAGCAAGAGCTACAGACCGCAGACGAGTTAGACCCAGGGCTGGGAAAAGCGGCTAGGGCGATATTCGGAGCGTCATATGCGTACACCAGAGCGTATAGGAGGTTCAAGGCGCAATGCGACGAAGAAAAGAAAAGCGACAAGAACCAGCTTAGTATGTTTGAGGACGAGCTATGACCATCGGATTGATTGACGTGGACGGCCACCGCTGGCCGAACCTGGCGCTTATGAAGCTGTCGGCCTGGCACAAGGCGCAGGGCGACGCGGTGGAATGGTGGTGGGGATTCGGGGAGTATGACCGGGTGTATATGAGCAAGGTCTTTGACGAGACGTATTCCCCGGACATCCCGGAGCCGCTGAACGCCCGCGAAATCATCAAGGGCGGGACGGGCTACGGTCTGGACAACCGCCTGCCGGACGAAGTGGAGCATATCTGCCCGGACTATTCCCTGTACCCGGCGTTGACCAAAGATACTGCCTACGGATTCCTGACGCGGGGATGCCCGCGCGGGTGTTCGTTCTGCATCGTGGCCGGAAAGGAGGGGCGCGCCGGCCGGAAGGTGGCGGACCTGTCCGAGTTGTGGCGGGGCCAAAAGGAAATCAAGCTGTTGGACCCTAATCTGCTGGCCTGCCGGGAACACGTGGACCTGCTGGGACAGCTTGCGGACAGCGGCGCGTGGGTGGACTTTACCCAAGGGCTGGACTGCCGCCTGCTGACGGCGGAGAACATCGGGGCCATCGGCGCGGTGAAGCTGAAAGAAATTCATTTCGCCTGGGACTACATGGCGGAGAGCGACGCCGTACTGCGGGGCCTGCGGAGGTATGTGGAACACGGGAAGAAGAACCGGCACGGGAAGTATGGGTCGGTCTACGTCCTGACCAACTACGACACCACCATGGAGGAAAACCTGTACCGTATCTACACTCTGCGCGATATGGGATTTGACCCGTATGTGATGATTTACGACAAGCCCAACGCAACCCGTGAAATACGTCTGCTCCAGCGGTGGTGCAACAACCGCCTGATTTTCGGTGCGGAGCCTGATTTTTATAAATATGACCCGAAGCGAGGATAGGGGGGTGATGGATTATTTTAGACATAAGACCCATTACGCTACGAGCCGCCAATGCCTATGTAGCACAACACCATAGACACAATCAGCCAACCAACGGACACAAATCGTCGGCATGGGAGAAGAGAAAAAGCTGACGGACGCCCAGTTGCGAGAGCTTCAAAGGAGAAAAAGAAAATGGTAAACATTAAAGGATTGGACAAGGCGCGGGTCCTGAAAGCGCTGTATGAACACAGCCACGTCCAGGGGTCGTGCTTCTTGCAGGCCGTTCCCGATGGGGTCGTCACGGTAGAACACTGTGAAATGCTACTGGGAAGCCAGACCTATTTCGACCACCTGTACGGACGGGTGATGAAGGTGGCGTTGTACGGGGACGAGTTTGACGAGCGCCTGTATGACCTGGAGTGCGGCGAGGGTGCCGCGCAGCGAGCGGTCGATTTTGTCCGGGCCAAGAAGGAGAGTAACAAGGACACCGTCGGGAACGCGGACGGAGAGACAAGAACCAGTTTAGCATGTTTGGAGACGAGATATGACCATTGGGTTGATTGACGTGGACGGCCATAACTTCCCGAAGCTGGTGCTTATGAAACTGTTGGCCTGGCGCAGAGTGAAAGGAGCGAAACAAGTGAGTGCATCAGAGAAACCAGAAAACCCTTATCGGAAGGGGTCCATAATTTGGTCAGTTATGGAGGGTGAGTGGGGGGATTTGACAGCTCACCAGATTGCAGAGGTGCTTGACACCACCAGAAATACGGTCTGCTCTATGATTTCAAAAATCAGGAAAGACACTGGATGGGCGGTGCCGCACAAGAGGCTCTAAAATTAAATTAAATTTAACAAAAATTTGCATTGTGTTGGGTTTTGAAGTACAATGAAATGAAACAGGCCACGTGGTCCGAAAATGGGAGTCCTTCCGCTGAAAACTGCCATAATCGAGCGCTGCAAGACAGCCAGAGGTTAACACATCATCCGTGGTGGCGTGACAATCTAAGCGGCGCGGGGCCTGCGATAAAGTATTCCTATCACGATGGGATAAGTATATAAGCGATAATCAGTCTTTTGATGAGAGGTGGTGGCAATGGCCCGTGGAAAGTTTGAATATTGGCTGACGGAGGACGGGCTGATGCTGATTACAGGTTGGGCGCGGGATGGGCTTGTCGATGAGCAAATCGCGCACAACATGGGCATTGCTGCCGGTACGCTTTATGACTGGAAAAAGAAATTCTCCAAGATTTCAGAGGCCCTAAAAACGGGGAAGGAAGTCGTGGATTATCAGGTAGAAAACGCTCTGCTGCATAAGGCCCTTGGGGGCGATACTACTGCGCAGATTTTTTGGCTGAAAAACCGCCGCCCGGATAAGTGGCGGGATAAGCCGGTTGATACGAAAGAGCAGACCTCCATGGAGGATTTGACCGCGCTGGCGGAGAAATTGAGTAGGTGAGAAGATGGATATTGAGAAGTTCGTAAAGGAGCGCGATGAAGCGTTACTTTCTCTGGACGAGAAGAAAATTAAGGCATATATGAAGAAATACCAAGTGAGATTTTGCCCGGGAAACGAAACGGTGTTCTGGGCAGGCGTTCACAAAGCGATTATTGGAATTAATTCTGCATCAGCCGAACAAAAAAAGAAGTCACATGATTGGCTGGTTGCTCACGGATTCAAACCGTATATCACATGATCCTCACCCAAACCATCCCTTGGTCTGACTTCTCGGACAAGCACAAGCACTATATCCACAATGCCATAAAAAGCCGCATTTGTGTGGCGGAGGGGGCAATCCGGTCTGGCAAGACCATCGACCACTGCATTATCGCCGCCGCACATTTGGAGCTTTGCCGGGACAAGATTCACCTGGCCAGCGGCTCCACCATCGGCAACGCGAAGCTGAATATCGGGGTATGCAACGGCTTTGGCCTGGAGGCCCTGTTCCGTGGCCGATGTAAGTGGGGGAAGTACCGGGACAATGAGGCGTTGTTCCTCTACACCCAGACCGGTGAGAAGGTGGTTGTGTTTGCCGGGGGCGGAAAGGCCGACAGCTACAAGCGTATCTTGGGCAACTCCTATGGGCTGTGGATTGCCACGGAGATTAACGAGCACTACGACAGCGACGACAGCCGGGAGAGCTTTATCAAGGTGGCCTTTGGCCGTCAGGCGGCGGCGCTGGACCCGCTGGTGCTGTGGGACTTGAACCCATGCAATCCAAACCACCGGATTTATAGCGATTACATCGACCACTACCAGAAAACAAATCTCCCCGGCTACCTGTATGAGCACTTCACCATTGACGATAACCTGTCTATCTCCGATGAGCGCCGGGATGAAATCAAAGCCCAGTATGACCCGACAAGCGTCTGGTACCGGCGGGACATTTTGGGAGAACGGTGCATCGCTGAGGGGCTGGTTTACCCCATGTTCAGCGAAGGACTCCATGTGGTGGATGAAATCCCCTGGCAAGCGCTCCAGCGCGGCAGGTGGTATATCTCCGTGGACTACGGAACGGTGAATCCCACGTCGGCGGGGCTGTGGTGCCTGTGGAAGGGGACGGCCTACCGGGTCAGGGAGTATTATTACAACAGCCGGGAGCCTGGAAAACGCCAGCTCACCGACGAAGAGCATTACGCAGGCCTGGAGGCGTTGGCCGGGGACCGGCGGATTGAGAGAGTCGTCGTAGACCCTTCGGCTGCCAGCTTCAAGGCTACAATTCGCCGGCATGGACGGTTTGCTGTGTGGGACGCGGACAACCGCGTGTTGGATGGGATACGTCTGACGGCCTCTCTGCTCCAGGCCGGGCGGCTGAACATTCATCGGGACTGTACGGACTGTATTGCTGAGTTCCGCTCCTACCGCTGGGACACCAAGGCGGGTGAGGACACCGTTATCAAAGAGAACGACCACTGCCTGACTGGAGACACATTGGTTGATACTGTGTGCGGTCCGGTTCGGATTGACGAGCTTGTCGGAAAAACGGGTTGTGTTTATTGTACGGATGGAAATCGCAAAGAAATAGGCGTTTTCCGTGATGTTCGCATGACGCAGAAAGAGGCCGAGGTATTCGGGGTAACGCTTGCCGATGGCCGGAGCGTTATGGCCACGGCAGATCACCCGATACTCACCCGGCGTGGATGGGTACAAATAAAGGACCTGCGCACGGATGATGAAATCGCGTGTATTGGAGACATATATGGTGAACATAACGTATAGCAAAGACAAGAAAATAGCACTCTTTGATGGTTATAAATTTACGTTGGACGCAAAGACAGGATATTACTTGTCTACAAAACCGACACATGAGGGTAGGCGGGAGCGGCTTCATGTCTATGTGTGGCGGCACTTTAATGGCCCAGTGAGAGAAGGGTTTCACGTCCATCACAAGGATGAAGACAAAAGCAACAACGAGATCGAAAATCTTGTTTGTACACGGGGTATCACCCATTCAAAATACCACCTTCTTAAATATTCAACCAACCATCGAGAGAAAATGGCTGAGAACCTGGAGAAAAAGGTTCGTCCCAAAGCATCTCTGTGGCACGGGAGCAAAGAAGGGCGTGAGTGGCATTCTAAGCACGCAAAGGAGACAGTTTTAAGTCTTATGCCAAAAGAGTTTGTATGTGAAAACTGTGGGAAGCATTTCTGGAAGAAGCCTTTGGGTGTCAACAAGTATTGCTGTAATGCCTGCAAAACTGCGGCAAGAAATAAAAGCGGGGTTGATGATGAAACGAGAATTTGCGCTTACTGCGGCAGAGAGTTTAGAGCAAATAAATACGGCGCAAAAAAGTTCTGTTCCAAAAACTGCTACCATCAATTTCGTAGGAGTAAAAGCAATTATTCCAATGGGCAGACAGCCGGTCTATAATATGGAAGTGGACGAATACCACAACTTTTCCGTTAACGGCGGTATCGTTGTACACAATTGTATGGACGACATCAGGTACTTTTCCACCACAATTATGGAGCGGGAAGTGCGTGGCGCTGGTATATAGCTGCCAACAGTCTTGTACTTTGACAACCTCATATCGAGATAGCGGGAAATTTTTATGAAAACCTCTTGAAAGTGGATGTACATCCATTGTATAATGGTAACATCCAAAAGGAAAGGGGGGTGTGAAGATGGGCCAGACGGACAAGCAGTTTGGTGGATTCCTGCGGCTGGTGATTGCAAGCCTGAAAAAAGCGATTGCGGCGCAAGACATCGACACAATGCGGGCAATCCTGCAAGAGCTTTTGACAGACCTGCAAAACACATTGGAGGATTGAGGAATACGGGGCGGTTTTGCCGCCCCCCTCAAAAAGGAATTGGTACGATGAAATCACACCAAAAATGGGTAGCGGAAAACACGACCCGTATTGTGATGAATCTGAACCACAATACCGACAAAGATGTGTTGGGAAAGCTATCCAAGGTTCCAAGCAAACAAGGCTATATCAAAGGTCTGATTCGTGCTGACATAGCAAAGGAAGAGACAGAAAAATAGAGCATCCTCCCCGCTATCTCATATGAGGTGGCGGGGATTTATTTTTGCAGAGAGGACACAGCATGGGCTTCATCGACTGGGCGCTGAATCAGTTCGGCTATACAAAACGGAATCAAGAGATTATTCCAGCCGGGATCATTGAGCGGGAATTTGGCGTGCTGCCTGCGGTCTCACGGAAGATGGCGGACAGCCGGAATCTATGGTGGGCTATGTACACCAATCACCCGCCCTGGGAATCCGCGTGCATACGGCCTCTGGGGCTCCCTGGAGCCATTGGGCGGGAGCTGGCCCGGCACGCGCTGACTGAGTTCTCTGTATCCATATCCGGGAGCGCAAGGGCGGAGTACATCAACCAACAGATGCAGCAGGCGGCGGCGCAGTTCGGCGGGGCGCTGGAGCTGGGGCTCTGCCTGGGGGGCGTGGCCCTGAAGCCCTACCCGGACCACGGACGGATTCTGGTGGACGCATTTACTACCCGGTTTACTCCGACCCGCTTTGACGGCACGGGCAAGGCCATCGGCGGTGTGTTTGAGAGCCGGCCGGTGCGGCAGGGCAAGGACTGGTTTGTCAAGCTGGAGTACCATGACTTCCAGACCCGTGAGGACGGAAGCTGTGTTTACGTGGTGGAGAACCACGCCTTTCGCAGCGGCCAGAGCGGGGGCATCGGGCGTCCTGTTCCGCTGTCTGCGGTGCGGGAGTGGGCCGGTCTGTCGGAGCGGGAGACGATTGAAAACCTGACGGCCCCTCTGTTCGCCTACTTCAAGCCTCCCATGTCCAACCAGGAGGAACCCGATTCCCCGCTGGGCGTATCCGTGTATTCCGGTTCGGTGGCGGACCGTATCAGGGAGGCCGATGAACAGTGGGAGCGTATGCTGTGGGAGTTCAAGAGCGGAGAGCGGAAAATATTCTCCGACGCGACGCAGATCGACGCGGGACAAATCGCCGACCGGCTGTTTTTGAAGGGGGGATTCACCAGGGACGGAAACCTCTTTGAGCAGTTCAGCCCGGAGCTGCGCAATGATTCCATGTACTGCGGACTGCAATATATTCTAAAGATCATTGAGTTCAACGTGGGACTCGCCTTCGGGACGATTTCTGACCCCCAGACCGTCAACAAAACCGCAACGGAAGAAATCATGACGAAGCACCGGCAGTACGTGACCGAGGGCGATATTCAAAAGGCGTTCCAGGATACCCTGGACGGCCTGGCCTACGCGATGGACGCCTGGTGCGACCTGGCCCGGCTGGCCCCGGCGGGGGCGTATCACGCGGACTACCACTGGGGCGACGGCGTCCTGGACGACCCTGAGACCAAACGGCAGGATATGGCGATGGGGCTCCAGCTCCTTCACGCCTCCGTTATGGGGCCGGTGGAGTACCGTATGCGCTACTTTGGCGAGGACGAAGAGACCGCCAAAAGAATGCTGCCGGATATGGAGGACTTGACCACGGAAGGGGAGCGCGAGGTGGAATAAATGCCCAACTACCCCTTTCAGCCTGAGATATTGGACGCCCTCCCCGAAGAGCTGGCCGAGCTGTTTCGTGCATTGGAACTGAAACTGTTGGAAGAAATCTGCTCCCGGCTGAACATTGCGGACCAGCTCAATGAGGTGACGGTTCAGGATATCCGCGCCCTCCGTGCCCACGGTATCGGCCTGGAGGACATCAAAAAGGCCATTGCAAAGACCACCGATACCGGTATGGACCATCTGGAGCAGCTTTTGGACAATGTGGTGGAGCGCAATCAGGCGTATTATACTGAGCTGGTGGACTTGGCCGGCGTGACCGCGCCCGAGCGCATGGTGGACCAAGAGGACATGTGGGCCATCTATGAGCAGACCAAAGGCACATACCGCAACATTACCCAATCTATGGGGTTCCTTGTGCGGCAGGGGCGGCACAGAGTCATGCTCCCGTCCGCTAAGGCCTACCAATGGGCGCTGGATTCCGCGTTGCTCCAGGTCCAGTCTGGGGCGGTGAGCTACGATCAGGCCATCCGGGAGGCCGTCCGGGAGCTGGCGGAGGGAGGACTGAAAACCGTCTCCTATGAGAGCGGGCATGTGGACAACGTGGACGTGGCCGTCAGAAGGGCAACCATGACCGGCGTGAATCAGCTCAACCAGAAGTACCGGGAGCAGTCCATGGACTACCTGGAGACCGATTTGGTGGAGGTCACGGCCCACTCTGGAGCGCGGGATGTGGATGGCCCCAACGGGTGGGAGAATCATAAGAAATGGCAGGGGAAGGTGTACCGGTGGAAGGCAAAGCCGCGCACTTCCCAGGGCCGGTATCCAGACTTTGAACGGGTATGCGGCTACGGTTATGTGACTGGTATCGGCGGGGCTAATTGCCGCCACTCCTATTGGCCCTTTATCGAGGGCGTCTCCGAGCGCACCTACACAGACAAGGAGCTGGAGAACATCGACCCGCCGCCTGTCGAGTTTGAGGGCCGCAGGTACACCGCCTATGAGGCCACCCAGAAGCAGCGGCAGATTGAGCGCACCATCCGCAAGCAGAAGCGTCTCAAGACCGCGTTCCAGGAGGCGGGGCTGAAGGAGGACGCCCAGGCCGCTGGCATTCGTCTGCGCCGCCTCAATGAGAAGTATCGGCAATTCAGCAAAGCCGCCGGATTGCCTGAGCAGCGGGAGCGGATGCGGGTTCAGTATGTGGATGATGCATCCAGAAAAAAGGCTGTAGAACTGAAAGTAAAAAGGGATTTGGAAGCACCAATTCGTGCTGCAATTCGCCGTGGTGACTATCCACTTACAATTAACCCGGAGAAGCAATCTAGGCATATGGTGGGCTCTGCATTGCCAGGGCGTAGTGTTATCACAATTTCGCAAGAGGAATTACAAAAAATTGTAAATGAGCAAGCGGGCCATGGGGAAATTGGACTTGACAAAAACGGTGGTTGGAACAGTTCAGAGAAAATTGATTCTGGTCGGGTAATAGGCTATACAGTGAACCGAGAAGGTGTTATAATAGAGACATCAAGGGCAAAAATTCATTATAGCAAAAAAGGTGTTCATGTTGTTCCATATTCCGGGAGGCGGTGACTATGAGAATCGACAATCCAGATCGATATCAGGGAAAAATTATCAGAGTCTATTTCCTGGATGGACATGCTCCAATTGATGGAGAATATGACGGATTTACACCGGAATATGACGACCCTGATGGAAGGGCAAACATCAGTGTTGACCCTATCGGGGGAAGCGGATGGGGATATGACCTGTATGAGGATGAAATTGAACGTATTGAAATCCTCGGCGATACAGAATAGGAGGGCGTATGGACGCATTTAAGGCGGTATATAAAATTTTGACCGTTCTGGAAAGGGCAATGGATTACCCGGAGTTCGATATTGAACAGATAGGCCCGGAGGCGCTCGGCGTAAGTAAGGAGCGGTGGAACCGCTATATTGAAATGATGGCGGATGTGGGATATATCAAGGGCGTATCCATCAAATACGATATAACGGGTGAAACCTGCGTGACAGTTTCCAAACTGCGGATTACGCTTAAAGGACTGGAATATTTACAGGAAAACTCCATCATGCAACGGCTTTATCAGACGGCAAAAGGTTTTAAGGAAGTTGCACCATTTGTTTGAGGATATTCCAACGAGTTGGCTTCTGTAATTAAAAAAAGACTACAGTGGCGCAAAGATACTTATCCAGTGGACATTATGATTATTTTAGACGATGGTGTCTATGTGTGGAGATATTAAAAAGAGACGCCCCCCCACCGAATATAGCGGAGGTTCGCCTCTTGGCAGGAGCTTACCGCCGTCGTGCCTCCTGACAGGCTAACCGGCAACGATGTGCTCCACTGATTTCAGTATATACAATTTGCATCAATTTTGCAAGAGGAAAATTTTGAAGTATAGAGAGGGGCCAAGTGAATGGACACACTGCAAACCGCATACAAAATACTGTATAGCCTGGAGCACAAGAAAAAGGCAGATTACATGGGTGTGCTAATCAGCCCGGCCAAACTGGGTGTTCAGGAGGACGAATGGCTGGAGGTTATCCAGTTGCTCCAGGATGATGGATACATCACCGGCGTGAAAATTCAGACAAACATCCTTGGAAACCAGATGGTGGACATCGAGGACGCCCGTATCACACTGAACGGTGCGGAATATCTGCGTGAAAACAGCGCAATGCGGAAATTTGCGCAGATTGCTACCGATTTTATTAATATCGTTAAGCCGTGAGTATGGACGAAAAGACAATTCAGGCCATCGAGGCCATCATTCAAAAGGGCGGTGACGCGGAGGTCCGCAAAAGGGGGGACGGCGTAGTCGTTCTGGAGGTCAAAAAGACAATCAAACACAGCACGTAGCGGATTGGCGTTACGGAGGACCATTGGGGTCAGCTATCGAGGATTTCTCGGTAGTTGGCCCCGTTTATTTTTGACCGGCCCGAAGTCGTAAAACTACGGGCAGCGGGTGGAGGCGACCCACGTACAAAAAAGCGTAGCTGGGAAAGGAACGGTATGAAGCGCGATTTTCTGGAAGCACTGGGCCTGGAGAAAGAGACGGTAGATAAGATTATGGCGGAGAACGGCGCTGACCTGGAGCGGGAAAAGGCCAAGACCACCGCCGCCAGAGCAGACCTTGCGGACGCGCAGGGGAAGCTGTCCGCCGCACAGACGGAGTTGGATGGCCTGAAAAAGGCGGGCGGCGATGTTGCCGCCGTTCAGCAGCAGCTCACCGACCTCCAGACCAAGTACAACAAGGACACGGGGGACCTGCGGGCCCAGCTGGCGGACCGGGACTACACCGAGGCCGTTGGCAGGGCCATTGCCGGGAAGGGGCTCAAGTTCAGCTCCAAGAGCGCGGAGCGTGCCTTCAAGGCCGCTTTGAAGGAGCAGAAGCTGGAGCTCAAGGACGGGGAGCTCACCGGCCTGGACGACTTCATCAAGGCCCAGAGGGAGGCCGACCCGGAGGCCTTTGCCCCGGACAAGGCCCCGCCCCGGTTTGCCACCGGCTCCGGCAGCGGCGGGGGGCATGGGGAGCCGCCCGAACATATTCCCGCCAACGTGGCGCAGGCAAAGGAAATGGGCGCGGCCCGGGCGGCCAATGGCAAGGCCACCAGCGACGTGCTCAGTCACTATCTGTAAAGGAGCGATTCTATGAAATTCAAAACCACCTCGGTGGGCGGAACCGTCGAAATTCTCGCGGCTGACGATTTTGACGCCATTCCGTTTACCGTGACCGAGAATGCCGCCGTCAAGGCAGGCACACCCATGACCATCCAGGGGAAGAAAGCGACCGCTTCCACGGCCAACGGCATTCTGCTCTACGACGTGGACCCGGCCGGAAATCCCAACGCCGCTCTGGTGGTCCGAGGCATCATCGACCAGAAGAAGGCGGAGGCACACTCTGGCGTAACCTATGATGCGGCAGCGCTGAAAACAGCGGTACCCGGCATTGTGCTTCGGGACAACATCGGCGTGAATGCCGCCGACACAGAGTAAGGAGGACCATATGGACCTAAGAGAATTTTTTACACCCGCCGCCATCGCGGCCCAGTGGAACGAGGTGGCGTCCAACCAGATTCCCTATTTGGGGACCGGCCTGTTCCCCGCCCGGAAAAAGGCAGGACTGGACTTGTCCTGGCTGAAGGGATCCAAGGGCCTGCCTGTCTCCCTCATGCCCTCTGCCTTTGACGCAAAGGCCACCTTCCGGGACCGCATCGGCTTTGAAAAGCTGGAGACGGAAATGCCGTTTTTCCGGGAGGGCTTCAAAATCAAGGAGAAGGACCGGCAGGAGCTGCTGCGCGTCCAGGATTCCAACGACCCCTATGCCCGCGCAATTATTGAGCGGGTGTTTGACGACGCCAACAGCCTCATTGATGGCGCAAACGTAGTACCTGAGCGGATGATTATGCAGCTGCTGTTCCCGGAGAACGGCAACGCGGGTATTGCCATCTCCGCTAACGGTGTGGCTTACCTCTACAACTACGACCCCAACGGAACTTGGAAATCCGGCAACTACATCGCTCTGACCGGCGGGGACCTGTGGACCGCGCCCACCACCGCCGACCCCTTTCAGACGTTCAAGGCCGCAAAGGACCGTATCCGCAGCCGCACCGGCGCGGAGCTGACCACCGCAGTTATGACCACCGCCACCTTCAACCTTCTGGCGGCCACCGACGCGGTGAAAAAACGTTACCTGACCACCTCTGGGCGGTCTCTGGGGTACCTCACCGACGATGAGGTCAAGGCAGTGGTCAACAGCACGTCCCGCCTCCAGATTGCCATTTACGATAAGCAGTATGCGGATGAAAGCAAGGTTGCCCACGCCTTTGTACCGGATGGGTATGTATCGCTGATTCCCTCCGGTCCCCTGGGCAACACCTGGTACGGCACCACGCCGGAAGAGGCGGACCTCATCAGCACGCCCACCGCAGAGGTGTCCATCGTGAACACGGGTGTAGCGGTTACCCGCATTCTCGAAGAGCACCCGGTCAACGTCAATACGTTTGCCTCTGAGATTGTTTTGCCCTCCTATGAGCGCATGGACGAGGTGGCGGTTATCAAGGTCATTGAAGAAAGCGGTGCTTCTGTCAGCGAGCAAAGCGCCCAGAAAGCCCGCGTGAAATAAGAAAGGAGGCCCGCTCTTGGCATATTGCGACTACGATTTTTACCGGAACGTATACCTCGGAAACGCGATTTCTGCGGAGGATTTCCCCCAGCTGTCTGAGCGGGCCTCCGACTATATCCGGGCAGCCACCAAGGGCATTTCCGATACCGTGGACGGCGGGCAGCTGGAGGCGGTGAAAAAGTGTACCTGCGCCGTGGCCGACGTGCTGCTGGATGAGAGCATCATGACCGCCTCCGTCTATTCCGGTAAGGCGCAGGTCTCCAGCGAGACGGTAGGCCCCTGGTCCAGGAGCTTTAAGACGGTCTCGCTCTCGGGAACCGAGGTGGAGCATATCCGGGCCCGGAAGGTGGACGCTATCATGCTGTACCTGGGGGGTCTGGCGGCGTTCTCCGGGCTATTTCTGGTAAGGAGCTATCCATGTGTTCACTGAGGCGGATGAGCGCTCCGCAGCGGGCTGGAGAGGCACAGGGGCCATCCATGTTCCCCCATACCGTAACCATCTATAACGTCTCCCTGGAGCAGGACAAGACCACCTTGGAGGACAGGCTGACCAACCATATCACCATCCTCCGGGGGGTACTCCTGGCGGCATCCAAGGCGGTCAACGTCCAGAAAAGCGGCCTGGAGGGGGCGGACGCGGTGCAGCTGTACATCCCCTTTTCGGTGTCCGCTGTTGACGGCGTGACGGGGGCGGAAAAGCGCTATGTACCCCCCTTGACCTTCTGGAAGGCGGAGGACAAAAGCGGGCTCTGGACCCTGGCCCTCAGCAGCAAGGTCCCCGGCGTGGACGGCAATACCTTCTTCATCAAGGGGGAGGCCGTGGAGCCGGACCAGCCTGTGGGGACGATTGAGCTCCGGTATGACCATGTGTACGACATCACCAAGGTGGATGAGTTTGACTTCGGCTCACCGGATATGATGCTTTGGCAGGTGGGAGGCGTTTGAGTGGCGGGGTTGAAGTTTACCCTGGAGATGAAGGGGTTTAAGAACATCGGAACACGAATGGCGGCGGCATCCAAGAGGGCAAGTCATGCTCTTGCGATTCGAGTTGCAGAGGACACAGAAATCTATGTGCCTGCTAAAAGCAAAGATTTAGTTGATGACACAAAGGTTAAGGAAGATGAAATCATCTATCCAGGTCCCTATGCACATTACCTCTATGTTGGCAAGCTCAGGGTGGACCCGGATACCGGAAGCCCTTGGGCACCAAAAGGAGCGACAAAGGTCCTGGACCCTGGCGGGAGGGACCTGGATATCAAGAAATCGGTCCACAGCAAAGCTCAGGCTCATTGGTTTGAGGCATCCAAGGCCCAAAATTTGCCGAAGTGGATACGGTTTTTAGGGGAGGCATTAGAGCGTGAGTTCGGAAGATAGAGCCGTTGAGTACCTGACGCCGCTGGAAGAGGACAAGGTGTCCCGGCAACTGCTCATTTGGCTGAACACCTTCCCTGACATCCCGGTGGACGTGGCCTCCATCCAGTACGAGACTTTGGACGCGGACAAGCCCGGTATGGCCCTGTCCACCATTCAGGGGACCTACATCGTGGAGCGGAATATCATTGGCGGGTACACGGCGGAGTACCAATTCAAGCTCATTTACCGCCTCAAGCCCGGCCGCAGTATGGATACCCGTTTGAAAGCGGATGAAATTCTGGACCGCCTGGGGGACTGGGCGTCGGCCCAGCGGCCGGACATTGGGGAGGGCCTGCGGGTCCAGGACATGGAGCAGACCACCCGTTCCTCCCTCTTTGCCGCCCTCAAGGACGGTTGGGAGGACCATCAAATTTTTATGCGGATGACCTATCAGGTCAAGCCAAGGAGGTAACGAAATCATGGCAGAAAAACGAAGCGCATTTTTGCTGTTCATCAACACGAAGCCGAAGGAGACGGCGGCGGACTACGCCCTGGTAGGCGACGGCGTGACGGAGCTCTCGGTAGCCTACAATCCACAGACCAACACCGAGCAGTACATCCACCAGGACACCGCCAACACGGAGCTGACCGGCTATCAGCCCAACGCCCCGGTGACCGCCCAGGTGGTCAAGGACGATGAGGCCTTCCAGTTCATCAACGAGATGCGCAAGAAGCTCCCCATCGGCAGCGACGCCCATACGGACATTGTGATGGTGGACGTGTTCGAGACCCCGGTTGGGAAAGCCTATCCGGCCTCCCGGCAGCCCGTCTCGATTCAGATTGACAGCTACGGCGGCGCGGCCTCTGACCCGCTGTCCATCGGCTATACCATCAACTGGCGGGGCAGCGGCACCGACGGGACCTTTGACCCGGACACCCGGACCTTTACCGCCGGAAGCGGAGAGGCGGTGGAGTGATGGCGGGCATTCGCGTCAACTCCGGGGCCAAGCGCATTGAGGTCAACGACAACGGAGATTACATCGTCCTGAATCTCAACGACAGCAGCTTCCCGGACCGGTTTTTTACCATGCTGGACCGGGTTCAGGCCAAGACAGGCCAGGTGGAGCAGGAGGGGAAAGCCCTCCAGGAGCGGTATCCTCAGGATTCCGTGGACGGAATGCGGGCGCTGTCCGCCCTGTACCGGGAGCTCTATGAGAGCGTGGCGGCGGAGGTGGACGGCCTGTTCGGGCCGGATACCTGCAAAAAGGTGTTTGGGGATATCGTCCCGGATATCGAGCTGTTTGATGAGTTCTTTACCCAGCTCAGGCCCTACATTGAGGAATTTGGGAAGGAGCGGGCCAAACGCCTGAGCAAGTACAGCGCGGCCCGGACGGGCAATGTATAACCCCATGCTGGACCGCCTGCCCGAGGACTATTTGGGCTGGCTCATCCGCACGGATTTCCGAATCGGCGTACAGATTCAGCTCTGTATTTCCGACCCGGAGCTTCCGGACAGCGAAAAGACCGGCGTCGCGCTGGGGCTCCTGTACGGGAACGGTATGCCGGACCTCCAGACGGCCATTGAGGGCCTGGGGTGGTTCATGTCCTGCGGCGAGCCCCAGCAGGAGGCCCAGGAGGACGGCCCTGCGGTGTTCTCCTTTGAGCAGGACGCGGGGAGGATTGTTTCTGCGTTTCGGAAGGTGTTCCAAATCGACCTGAGCCGGGAGCGGCTGCACTGGTTCCAGTTCGTCCCCATGCTGGCCGATTTGAACGGCACCGCCTTTACCGGCGTCATTGACATCCGTACCACCAACCCCAGTGAGGTGGACAAGAAAAAGCGGGCGGAATTTGTCCGCATGAAAAAGCGCTTCTCCCTGCCGGGCCAGTACACCCGGGAGGAAGCCGAGGCCATTGACGGCTTTTTGGGTCGGCTCAGGCAGGGGGAGCGGTAACATGTAGCTTTACGACTGAAGAAAGGACTCGCTATGTTCTCGACAAGGTTGCAGTTAAAACAGAAAATTGAACAGCTGGAGGCTGAACTGCGCGCAGAACAGGAAAAAACGCATATGAGCGCCATCATCGAGAAAGCGGGGCTCCCTCAATGCAAGGGAATGTACTGCTACGGCTGTGTGTATGCGTGCTATGCGCGTTCCGGAAACCGGCAGGTGTTATTGGGGTGCGGAAAACACGCAGAGTGCGAGGACTTCACCCCGGGAAATGCGGGAGCTTTTGTTGAGAAGTGGTGAATACGGTGTTTTGCAATATCATTGTGGTTTTCTTTCTATCGGTGGGATTGCTGCCAAAGGCGGTCCTAGAAGCCGCGTACTTTCAAGACCGCCAAGCAGCGAAAAAGACAATAAAGGCATGGGCCCTTTCAACCATTGGGCTTTTTGCCGCTCTGTGCCTTGCGCTTTTCTTGGATTACCTCGGTTAGACAAGCATCTATCTTTTGGATGAAACTGCCGACGTGTACCTTGATAACTTCATATTGAGATAGCGGAAAAATTTTGCAGTTCGTACTCCACAACTGCAATTATTTTACAATTTTATTTTAAGGAGAATCTTATGAAAAATGATCTTATGATTTTTGAGCGAAAGGAAATGGCTGTGGTCAGCAGCAGAGTGATTGCAGAGCGGTTCAACAAACGGCACAACAATTTGCTCTCTTCTATCACAGCAATCACAAAGGGTCTGCTTGAAAATAAGCAGACCCCCGCGCAATATTTTGTTAAATCCTGGTATACCGAAGAGCAGAACGGACAGACGTATCCTGAGTACTTATGCACCCGCGATGGCTTTTCCCTCCTGGTCATGGGCTTTACCGGCAAAGATGCACTGGAATGGAAAGTGAAATATATCAACGCATTCAATCAGATGGAAGCGTTCATTTTGGAGCGCAAATCCTCCGAATGGCTCATGACCCGCAAGCAGGGAAAGCTGATCCGGCGGGCGGAGACCGATACGCTTGCAAATCTGGTTGAGTACGCCGAGGCACAGGGCAGCCGGAATATGCGTAAGAATGTCTACACCATCTATTCCAAGTTGGTGAACAGCCTGGTCGGTATCGAGAAGGGCCAGCGGGATAGCGTTCCCTTCAAGACCATTTCCGTAATAGCGTTTTTGGAGGACATGATTCTCCACACCGTTGACGAAGAAATGCAGAAAGGAACCCACTATAAGGATATTTACAAAATCTGCAAGGCCAACGGGGAGCAGATCATGAGATTCGCATATCTTCCGGCGCTCAAAATTCCGGCCTAAAATATTTTTGAAAAACCTCTTGACTTGTTGTCACGCGGAATATATACTTTATGCGTGACAGAAAGTGAGGTGAGTATATGTCACCAATGGGAAGGCCAAAAGCAGAGAAGCCGAAAGAGATTCGGTACAGCATCAGGCTTGATGTTGAAACCGAGGAAAAGCTGAAAACTTATTGTGAACAACATGGAATCACAAGAGGGGAGGCTATTCGACAAGGTATTCATTTGCTTTTGGCACAAAAATAGAAACAGTCCGCCACCGTGGAAAGTAACAGACTGTTTCAACTCACCGCGCCCGAAGGTTTGGTAAATCTATTCTACCAGCCTCCGGGTGAAAAATCAAGGAGGTTTTTCACCGTGACTGTAAAGCAATTTTATGACGCGTGGGATTTTGACTCGATGGAGGACGGATTCTCTATCTGGCTTGGCGAAAATCAGAGCGTCCTTATCTACAAAGGGGACGAAGTTCTGATTGAGTGCTTTGGAAGTCTTGTAATCAAGGCAATCACAGAGGACAAAAAGCTGGTGATGCTGGTTCCAGAAACCGCGACCAATTTTGTGAGAAGTCCCGCATAAGAAGGAGGCTATTACATGGCAAGCCTTACAGACCTAACTGGGCAAAAGTTTGGCCGATTGCTAGTTGTTGAGCAAAACCGGGATAAACGGTATGTGCGTTGGAAATGTTTATGCGATTGTGGTGGCGTTACAATTACGACAACAAGCAAATTAAAATCCGGGCACACAAAATCATGCGGTTGTCTGCAAAGGGAAAGGTCTTCAAAAGCGTCCAGAAAAGACTTAACGGGAGAGAAATTTGGACGGCTTGAGGTTCTTTACAGAGCAGGTGAAATTGGAAAGCGCACAAAGTATGTGTGCAAGTGCGAATGTGGAAACTCCATTATAGTGTACGGATGCAATCTTGTTACTGGTGCAACAGCAAGTTGTGGATGTGCCAGAAAAGAGAGTGCAGCAAAACTAAGATTCTCTCACGGGAAATGGGGAAGCCGACTGTATAGGTGCTGGAGAAACATGATAGATAGATGCAATAACCCGAAGAATAAAGAGTACAGAAACTATGGAGGACGGGGTATTTGCGTTTGCCAAGAGTGGGAGTCGTCGTTTGAAACGTTTTATCTTTGGGCAATGTCAAACGGATATCGTGATGACCTTACGATTGAAAGAATTGACGTAGATTCTGGCTATTCACCAAAAAATTGCACATTTGCGGATTATCATGTGCAATCAAGAAACAGAACCAACAATCGTAAAATAACATTTCGAGGGAAAACAATGGTTATTACAGATTGGGCAAAAGAAGTTGGCATATCAGAAGCGACAATAAGGAAACGGTTAAACCATGGATGGAGCGTAGAAAAGACAATGACAATGCCAACGAAAAATCCGGATGGAAAGGCACGCAAACGTTAATTACCCCGAAAGGCCGTGAGACATTCCGGCTCCTGTTCTTTGGAGCCTGACAAGTACAAACTCGGCATTCCCGCTATCTCAATATGAGGTGGCGGGAGTTTTTTATTTATTTTGAAAGGAGGTGACCTCTGTGGCGTTTACTCCAGATGGTTCGGTTCGCATAAAAATTTTTGGTGATATCTCGGACTTCAACAAGAGCATGACTTCCGTAACGAACTCCATATCGAAATTCGGCAAAACGTTGATGAATTTAGGGGCCGCTGTGGGGCTCGCCTTCGGGGTAGGGGCGCTGGTCAATTTCGGCAAAGAGAGCATCAAGCTGGCCTCCGATATCCAGGAGGTTCAAAACGTTATCGACGTGACCTTCGGGCAGGGCGCGAGACAGATTGAGGAATTTGCCCAGTCTGCGGCGGCGTCTTTTGGGCTGTCGGAGCTGTCGGCCAAGCAGTACACCGGCACGATGGGCGCTATGCTCAAATCCTCCGGGCTGGCCACGGCCCAGGCCCAGGAGATGTCCACCACCCTGGCCGGTCTGGCGGGGGATATGGCCTCCTTCTACAATCTGGATACCGATACGGCCTTTGAGAAAATCCGCGCCGGTATCAGCGGTGAGACTGAGCCCCTCAAACAGCTGGGTATCAACATGAGCGTGGCCAACCTGGAGGCCTACGCTCTGAGTCAAGGCATCACTAAGGTCTACAACGCCATGTCTCCGGCGGAACAGGTCCTTCTCCGCTATAACTACCTACTCAGTGTCACCACCGACGCCCAGGGGGATTTCGCCCGGACTTCCGGCAGCTTCGCCAACCAAGTGCGGCTGTTGCAGCTGAACTTTGACCAATTGCGGATTGCCGTGGGTAACGCCCTGATTCCCATTGCTCAGGCCGTGCTCCCCAGCATCAACGCCATTATCGAGGACCTGACCAAGCTGGCCCAGGTATTTGCTCAGGTGACGGCGCTTCTGTTCGGCAAGTCCGCCGAGGTCAAGGCGGTATCTGGAATTGCGTCCTCCGCTGGAGCCGCCGCCGACGCTACCGACAAGCTGGCCGACTCCACCGCCGGGGCCGGAAGCGCCGCCAAGAAGGCCGCAAAGGATATGAAGGGCGTGCTTGCGGGGTTCGATGAGCTCAACATCCTGGCTGACAATGCCGCTGACAGTGTGGGCGGCGCGGCCGGGGGGTTAGGGGGAATCGGCGGCATTGACGGCACCGGGCTTCCCGGTGGAGAGATTTGGGGAGACGCGACAATCAACCCACAGATCACCGAAGATGTCTACGCGCTGATGAAAAAGCTCGAGGAAATGATTCCCCTGGTTGCTGGCATTGGCTCAGGATTCCTGGCGTGGAAACTCGCAAACGCGCTTATTCCAGACCTTGGGGCTGTTCAAGGACTCTTAGGTAGCCTGATGGTCGGTGTGGGTGTTACCTTGCTGGTAGATAGCATTCAGGATATTGTCTTTGGAGACGGCCTGACCTGGGAAAACATCCTGAAGGGCGGCGCTGGCGGCGCACTTGCTGGCGGCGGAATTGGATTTATGCTTGCTAAAAAGCTCGGGCTGACATGGTTGAAGGGGATGCTCGGCGGCGCAGTCATTGGTTTAGGTATTGCTCTGCTGATTGAATCCATTTCAGATATCATTGTCAGAGGCTTGAATGTTGGAAATGGTCTGCTCGGTATAATTGGCGGCGCGATTGCGGGGGCGGCAGTTGGATTTTTTACATTAAAAGGGGCTACTGGCGCGATTCTTGGTGCTGCAATCGGAGTTGGGCTCGCTCTTGTCATCGAATCTATTACGGATATTGCGGTCAGCGGATTGAACCTAAAAAATGGGGTAGTTGGCCTCATTGGCGGTGCGCTTGCAGGCGCAAATATAGGGCTTAAACTTACGGGCAGTCCTACAGGAGCGGTACTCGGTGCAGTGGCGGGCCTTTTTCTCACACTTGCACTGGAAGGTATCACATCACAAATCAAGAATGGATTCAACATTCTGAATGCGCTGCAAACAATTATTGGAACAGCTCTTGCTGGTGCTGCAATCGGTTCTATTATTCCTGGAGTTGGGACAGGAGTTGGTCTTGTTATCGGCCTTGTGGCGGGCATTGTTCTGGAAATCGTCGGAATCGAAGCCGCCGGGGACGCGATTTACAAGACCACTGAGGATTTCCAGACCATGACGCGGATAATCAGTGAATGTGAAAGCGCGTCTGACCGGTCCTCTGCGGCCCTGGAATCCCTGAGCCAAAACGTGGAAGGGCTCAATACCTCGCTTGCCGATATCGGCGCGGCGCAGGACCTTGCGGACGAAATCTATGCGATCAATGACAATGCTGACGCCTCCGCCTATGAGCTTGAGCTTATGGCGACAAAGGTCGGAGTGCTCAACAGCATGAACCTGGGGGACTTGCACCTCACCATTGACGAAACCACGGGCCGTATCGTGGAGACGAAAGAGGCCACCGACCGTCTTATTGATTCCCTGCAAAAGGAGGCGGAAACCGCCGCCCTGCAAGAGCTCTTGGTCGAGGCTTATAAGAGCCGCTACACAGCTGTTTCAGACGCGGAACAGGCCGTCAGAAATATTGACGCAGCGGAGCAAGCACTTCAAAAGACGGAACAGGAATTGACCAACACCCCTTGGTGGGACCCGGACAAGCATGCGGCCCTTGTCGCCCAGCAGGAGAAACAGACAGAGGCCTTGGAGGCGGCAACCAAAGCGAGAGACGACGCAGTAACTGCCTATGATGAGTTGAGCGGCGCGATTGATACCTACTCTGGGGCGCTGACAGGCCTATCGGAGCCTGAGTCCAATGTCGGCGTAAATTTGGAAGACCGTATGACCAGTGTGCGAAACACTTTGGATAGCGCGGCAAAGGATATGCCCGGCTACGGCCAAAATATCAGCGCTGGTTTGGAAAAGGGCATGAGGGACGGTCTGACTGAGGAAGAGACAAAGGGTACCTTCAACAAAATCAAGGATTGGGTCAAGGACTCGTTCAAAATCCACTCCCCCTCCAAAGTATTCGAGGAATACGGCGGCTTTATGATGGCGGGCCTGCATAACGGGCTCGATGAAAATATGCCGCCGATTACGGATTTACTCTCCGGCCTTTGGGAGGATATTGGAACGGATGCAGCTTCAAAGTGGGGAGAAATCAAGCTCTCTTTGGGGAATACTTGGGAGAATATCCAAGGGAACGCACAGGAAAAGTTCAATAATATAGGGATGGAAATCGGCGAGGCATGGGGTGGAATCAAAGAAAATACCTCCCAAAAATGGGAAGAAATCAAAAATGGTTTGTCCGAAAAATTCGGGAACATTGAGTTGGACTCTGAAACCGGATTCGCCAATATCAAGGACACGATTCTCAACAAAATAGATGAAACTATGACGGACCTGTTCGGGAAGGACTGGAAATCTGTCGGCAAAAACATTGTGGACGGCGTTTTGGACGGACTGCGCGGCATTTTTGGGCGGCTGTCCAGCTGGGCCTCCGATGTGTGGGGGACAATTACCAGCTCTTTCTCCAGCAGTAACGCAAAGGCCAGCATTTCCAACAGTGGAAGGCCTGCGCGGTCTGGTTCACCCACCCTTTACCGCATGGTGGAATCACCCATAACGGACCTCCCCCGTCTGGCCAACGGCGCGGTGATTCCGCCCAACCAGCAATTTGCGGCCATTCTTGGGGACCAGAGAAGCGGGATGAACATCGAAGCGCCGTTGAAGACGATTGAACAAGCCTTGCGCAATGTCATGGGGGAGAGCAATTTTGGTTCCGACGTTGTGATAAACCTCACCGCCGAGCTCGACGGGAAAGTACTTACAAAGAAAGTTATCCGCGTTGCGAACGCCATGACCCGCGCCGCCGGGAAGCCGGTGCTTCTGAACTGAGGGAGGACGCCATGGATTTGCTTATCATCAACGGGCATGATTACTCACAGTATATCAAAAATACCGGCTACGGCTGGGGCCGAAACGACCTGGACAGCAGCGAGACTACCCGCGTCAAGAACGGCACTCTGCGCCGGAAAAAGATTGCAACGAAACGGAAGCTGACCTTTGAGGTCATGGGCATGACCCGCGCCCAGATGGCCCAGCTGGACGACGACCTGAGTCAGGAGACCTTCAGCGCCACCTACATGGACCTCCACGGGCCAATGACACGGACCTTTTACTGTTCCTCCTTCTCCGCCGCGCTGACCACCACCCTGCGGGACGATGCGTATACCTGGAAGTCCGACGCGTTCACTCTGACGGAGGTATAGCCGTGGCACAGACAACGAGTGCGCTTTGGAAAACCCTGCTCCGGGACCGGAACACGGCCAGAGAGTACGCCTTTACGGTCAATGACGTTTGGTACGGCCCCGAGGCGGAGGTGGAGCACTCCGTCAGCGCCAGCCTCTTTGAGGACTTCAGTACCGGCAATGCCATGTCGGCCACTCTGACCATGAGCCTCTTCGCGCAAGAGTTCCCTCGAGGGGCGGTGATTAAGCGGTATGTCCGCCTAAAAAACGGGGCGCAGGCCTCGGAGTGGCTCCCCAAAGGGGTGTTCTTCACCAACCGGCGGAGCGTGGAGGACGGGTACTGGACCGCAGAGGCCTACGACGCCATGAGAAAAGCGGACATCACCTGGACCCCCCGCAAAGGGTTCACGTTTCCCTGTACCATGGAAGAGGCGGCCCAGGACATTGCCCGGAGCATGGGGGTGGAGCTGGACGAACGGAATGTGTTCCAGCCCTACACCATCCCCGCCTACCCCGAGGGGGAGTACACCCGGCGGGACGCCCTGCGGGACATTGCCGCCGCCCACGGGGGGAACTGGTACGCCACCGGCGCGGGAAAGCTGCGGCTGGTTCCGCTCATTTCCTTCCCTGCGGAGACGGATTACCTTGTCACCGAGCACGGGGAGGCGATTTTGTTCGGCGGAGTGAGGATTTTGCTCTCCAGCGGAAGCGGTACCCCAACAACCGGCCTGGAGGGGGCGGACAAGCACTATGTGGGCCTGGACGTGACCGGGTTCCAGGACAACGGGAAGCGCCCCGCCATCACCAGTGTGACCCTCCAGAAGGACGGGGACAACACCGTCACGGCGGGGGAATATACGGGGCTGGACCTGTACGCAGTATGCCCCTACGCCACCCAGGAAATGGCCCTGAACATCCTGCTCCAGGTCCGGGGGTATGAATACCGGGCCTTTCAGGCGGACAGCGCCAACCTGGACCCGGCGGCGGAGCTGGGGGACGGGGTGGACGTGGGCGGCATTTACGCGGTCCTCTCCGCCATCGACGATGATGGAGACGGGTACCCCGGCATTTCCGCGCCGGGAGAGGAAGAGCTGGAGGACGAATTTCCCTACCGGAGCGCCAGCACCCGGGAGCTGTCCAACGATGTGGATTCCGTCCGCTCCTTCGTCACCAAGAGCCTGGGGGCCATGACCGTGGAGCTCAACTCCATTAAGACGGACATTCAGCAGCTGACAGCGCTGGTGCAGGCCATATCCAACACGGTGACGCAGCTGGAGTCCCGCGTGTCGGCATTGGAAGGAGGAACCTAAATGGCGGACAGCAATATTGGGGCGCTGCCCTTAGCGCCTGACGTGGCGGACGATTCCCTTTTGGTCATGGAGCAGCAGGGAGCGGCTATGAAGCTCACGGGAGGTATGCTCAAAAACTACGCCAAGCAGGGGGTGGAGCTGGAGTTTCAGGAGTACCTGGACCAGGCCCAGCAGGCGGCGGACAGCGCGGCGGGAGCGGCCAGCGCCGTGGTGGACATGACCGTGGACGCCCACACTCTGGAGGACGGCCAGAGCGCTGCCGTGACCAAGACCATGAAGGACGGCAAGGTCAACCTGAGCTTCGGCCTGCCCAGGGGGGAGCGGGGGATTCCCGGCCCCGACGGCCCTCCCGGACCCGCAGGACCCAAAGGGGACCCCGGCGTGGGGCTGGACATTGTGGGCCGGTATGACACCACTGGGGACGTACCCGACCCCCAGGAGGGGAAGAGCTATTACATTGGCACAGAGCCCCCCTACGATGTATACACCTATCTGGACGGCCAGTGGGTGAACAACGGACCTCTGTCCGGCGGCGGAGGCGGCGGGCCCCTGCCCGAAAACGTGGTGACAGCCGAGGGCGGCGCGGCGCTGGAGTTCGGCACAGGCCTGGGGGAAACGCCCCGCACCATCCGCTTCACCGATGAGGACGACCCGCCCCTGACCGCCGCCGAGGTCACCTACGACGGCACGGAAACCGGTATGACAGCGGGCAATGTGCAGGGGGCGCTGGACGAACTTTTTACCTCTGTCAGTGACGGGAAAGCCCTGATCGCGTCCGCCGTCACTGACAAGGGGGTCCCCACCCAGCCGGACGCGGCGTTTTCGGAAATCGCGGGCAACATCGCACAAATCAGCACCGGGGGCGGAGATACCTCCGACGCCACCGCCACCCCAGGGGATATCCTGTCGGGCCGGACGGCCTACACCGCCTCGGGCAAGGTGGAGGGTATCATTCCCTCCCTGGCCGCTCAGACCATCGTACCGGGGCCCCAGGATAAAACCATCGCCAACGGGCAGTATCTGGCCGGGACCCAGACGGTCAAGGGCGACCCGAACCTGACCCCGGCGAACATCCGCAAAGGTGTGACCCTGTTCGAGGTGGACGGGGCTATGGAGAGCTCCTTCAAGGCCACGTTAACCGTTACGGCGGACATCGGCGCGGTGGTCACCGCCACCTGCGGAGACACGGAGGTGGAGGCCCTGTCCACCACAGGCACGGTGGTGCTGGAGCTGCCCATTGAGGGCACATGGAAGGTCACCGCCGTTCGGGGCGCGGCCCAGTACAATACCGTTACTTTGGAGGTGTCCTCCAGCTACAGCGCCGCGCTGACGGCGGAGGTGCATGTGGAGTATTACGGGACGGCGGAGAAGCTAAAGTCCGCACGGGAACAACTTGCAGCGGTTGCGGCTTCTGGGCGGGTGTTTTTTGGCGGCGGAAGAGCTTCAAGCAGTGCTACAAATAGAACAGATTACTATGATGAGAATTTAACCCATGGATTTTTTAGTCTTATGGGAAGTACTTGGGCCACAGGAAGATACAGTTTGGCAGCGGCCAGCACAGGAGGTTATGCGATATTTGCTGGCGGATACAATCACAGAACGAGTCCATATGGTCAAAAGGATGTAGACGCATATGATTCAAATTTAACATTAAAAAGTGTCCCTAGCTTATTTGATATCAAATACGACCATGCCGGAACATCTATCGGTACTTTTGCACTTTTTGGTGGTGGTTCAAATGGTATCTCTTCTGTTTCTTCCGTTGATTGCTATGCTTCAGACTTAACTCATACTGCCGCGACTCCATTGATGCTTGCAGCAGCCGAACTTGCAGCGGCATCAAATACGGAATACGCTTTGTTCGCTGGAGGTGCTTTGCCTGTGACTGCATACGACAAGGCGCTCACCAGGAGCACCCCGGCAGCGCTGAGTGAGGCGAAAATCCATCCCGTAGCGGCAAGAGCGGGAAACTATATCCTGGTTGCTGGCGGAGATGTGAACTATTCTCAATCCGATAAAGTTGACGCTTATGACATATTCTTGACGCGAACCTCAGCGGAGCCACTCAGTGTCCCACGCTCCAGCTTTGCTGGTACTACATTGAGAGATTATGCCGTATTTGGCGGATGGTCTATTGAGAGCTCAAATCGCGGTGCTGTAGATGTGTATGACGCGTTTTTGACACGAACCGTGCCGTCTCCGCTGGCTGCCAGAAGCGATTTGGCCGCTGCTGCTGTAGGAGATTTTGCACTGTTTGGCGGGGGGTATGATAGCGTTTATAGTTCTGATACCGTCTCTGTTTACCACTACACCTAAAGGAGGTCCGGCGTTATGGCAATCTACGTAAACGGAATCTTAACCGCAGGCCGTGGGCGGCAAGGGGCGCAGGGTCCCCCCGGTCCTGTAGGGCCCGCTGGTCCTCAGGGACCCGCCGGTGAAACGGGCCCAATAGGCCCCGCTGGTCCAGCCGGACCGGAAGGCCCTCCAGGCCCTCAAGGGCCTCCGGGTGAACCGGGGGAAAACGGTGTCACCAGCTTCAATGCCCGCACCGGCGCAGTGACGCCCCAGGCCGGTGACTACACTGCCGAGATGGTGGGGGCGGTGACGGGCCAAGGAGTGCAAACTATCCAGGCCATGACACAGGAGGAATATGACGCCTTGACCGAAAAAAGCGGTACGACGATGTACATCATCAAGGAGTAGGCTATGCTGAAATTAGGAACGCAGGATATTTCTGCCCTGTACCTGGGGGAGACGAAAATCAAACGAGCGTACCTGGGGGAGACACTGGTGTTCGAGGGGTCTAAGCCCTCCCGCCTGCCGGAGGGGTATACCGAGGTGGAGTATGTTCAAACGGATGGGAACATTTTAATTAACACCAATATCAAACCTTCCGCAACATTGAGAATGGAAATGGACATGGAGCAGACAGAATATTCTCGGTATCTTTCGAAATTATTTCATTCTGTGTCTTCTAAAAAGGTTAATAACGGGTATACACAGTATCAGGCTTTAACGTTAACAACAATCAATAATTCTGGTGGAATTAGTGGCCAAATGATGGTGTATCTTTCTGGAAACGGTTATTATACCAGCATATCAAATGATGTTCCGCTCAAGCGGATGACAATCGGATTTGATTACAACGATGGCAGCATCTTTGTAGGAGATGTTATAAAAAAATTTGGTAAACCAAGCGCTTATCCGACAAATTATATATTTATCCTGGGTGATTCAGTAACTTCCTATACAAAGGCAAAGCTCTATTCCTGCAAATTCAAAACGGGAGGCAACCTTATTCGTGATTATGTTCCGTGTGTCAATCCGTCAGGTGTGGTTGGCCTTTATGACTTGATAAATAATGGCTTTATCAGGAGTGCAAGCACAACGCCGCTGACCGCCGGTCCCCCCGTCTGAGCGCAAAAAAGCCGCCCCCGCTTTGGGGCGGCGGGGCGGGGGTAGTGGACGGGGATAGAAAGGACGACATCCAAAGCACACCTC